AAGAAGTGTATGAAAAGTACCCCGACATAGCCGAGGATTACGGCGCAAGTACTAGCGAAGGGTGGGCTAACTTAAGTGCGCACTACACTAGATACACCGGACCTAGTACTAGGGATGCCCATATTAAAAGGCTATCGGAAATACGACCTAAGACTGAGTTTGTAGCGTCAAATATACCGACAGAAAGATATGAGTATACTGCCATAGAACAGAACGGAGCTATTGTCGGCTTCCGAGTGAATTGTATAGTCCAAGATGATTTTAAACTGGAGATTAAAAATGACTGATACCGCAGGTGTATACGCTGCCGATCCTATATTAAGAACGGTACAGATTGGAATTGATGCAACGCATTTTAAAGAACATACGCCATTAGGCCGTTATTTAATTCATCGAGCCTACGAAACTCGCGCCGACGCATTAGAAGAATTAGCGACGGTGGGCGTATTTGAAACAGCAAAAATTACCGAACTACAGAATAAGGCTAAAATCCCCGATTTTTTTATTCAATGGATAGATGAAGCGATTGCAGCCGGAATTAACGCAGAAGAAATCGCAGAACAATTAGATGCGACTGAAGGAAACTATTAAACTGGAGAAGATGAAATGAATAAATACGAAGCGGGTTTTAAATTAGCGGGGTTAAGGCAAGATGCTTTTGATAAATTAGTATTGGCGTATGCCGCGTACCGTAAATTAGCTGACAACCTTCCAGACGGCGAATCGAAAGAAATAGCACTTAGAACCGCTAAAAAGGTATTAGATTGCGGCGATGAATGCTTGGTTGAAGGTAGCAATAAAGAATTTTTTAGGTTGCCCGTACATATAGTAAATATATCCGAAGACGAGCGAATTTCGGCGATTACCACAATAAATAGCCGAAGACCTAAGCGAGAGAACATATACACAGACCTTAAATAAAACCCATTAAATGCGAGTAACACAAAGTATTTTTAAATTTAGTGTTGACAGACTATTTTTATCGTGCTATTGAAGTGTATATTCCAATGATGATGGGAATCATCAACCTTCCTACGCGGGAAATATAATTATGAAAGATAGCGAAGATACTACAACGGCAGAAGTTAAAAAACGAGGTCGGCCTAAAAAAGATTATACGGCTGACGAAGGTAACGCTGCGCGTTTACGTGCTGGAAAAAGATCAAGTAACCGTAATGCAGGTAAAGAAATCGACGAAGGTTTAGAACCTGCGGCGGAGAAAGAAGCCTCTGCGCCAACAGCGGAAGGTGATCTTGTACACGGTAAAGAAGAAGTTTCGGCCCCTGAAACGACCCCAGAAACTAAAGAAGTAGCTGAAGGTTTGGATGAAGGCGGTAAAGTAGAAGGGTATGCCGAAGGCGGCGAAGTGGCCGACGAAGAAAAAACCGAATCACCTGAAGAAGCTAAAGCCGAAGAAGCTAATCCAGAAATGGAAAAAGCAGAACCTAAAACGGCCATCGAGCAATTTGCCGCAGAAGAATCTAAAGAACCGCAGCGCCAGCAAAAAGTAGCGCCAGTTGGCGACTATACACCACCAGATACCGGCGCAAGTCATGAAGAACATCTGGACGCCTACCATAACGCATTGATGTACGGTGACGGCGAAGGGGCTAAAGAACATTACAAAGCCATGCGCGAACACCAATTCGCTGAAGATCGTCATCGCGGTAAAATGGAAGATCAAGAAAAAGCCGACGGCGACGAATACGAAGCCGCAGCGAATGAAATTCATGGTAAATACCCTCATTTGAACCTGCACGAAGATAATGTTGAATCCGAAAAAATTCTAGCCTTATCTAAAGTATATCGTGAACATGGCGCATCGGCGGCTGAAGCATTACGTCAAGCAGCCCACGAATTGCACGGTGAGAAAGCAGCATCGAAAGAAGGTCTTGCTGAAGGTGGCGAAGTAAAAACTGAGCCCGCGAGTGAAGAAACACCAGAATCTAATGAAACTGAAATCGGTGAAGGTAATTCATCCGAAGCAGCGCCAAAAGAAAATGATGCCGAATCGCCAGCCGAGCAAAACCCGAACCAAGAAAAAGCCACGTTAATTCCCGAAATGAAAGAACGGAATTTACGTAAAAAAGAAATTGCCGCCGTACCTACAGCTAGTGCAAGAACGCAACCCGCCAAAGAAGAGAAGAAAGAACCTACTCGGATGGATGCGATCACGCAAATGAAAAAAGCTAGAGGCCAGGCATAAAGAATTACGGTAGGGTTTGTCGGGAGACATGCCCCTACCGTTCTATAAGTAGTAACTAATCCTGTCGTGACGACAGTACAACCCCAATAAGAAGGTATATACAATGGCTGGACAAATTTGGTCACTCGCCGACGAAGGCGGATATATGTGGGCACCTAATCTGTCGGAATATCTCCGTATGCAGAATTTGCCTGTTGTTAAATTCAGACAGCTCTGCGACGTTAAAGAATATGACGCAGACGGCAAACCATTAATCGGTAAAGGTCGCGGCGACCATTGGTATTGGAACGTATATACCAAAGTAGCAAACAAAGGTCGAGTCATCGACGAGACTGACAGAATGCCAGAAACAGGTTTCAAAATATACCAAAACTCAGGTACGATTAATGAGTATGGTAATGCGATTCCTTATAGCGGCAAACTAGATGATTTGTCTGAGCAACCAATTCGCGAGATTATCAATAAAACATTGAAAATCGACGTTGCGGAAACTTTCGACATTGCAGCCTGGACTCAGTTCAACACCACTCCATTGAAAGTCAGCCCTGCATCCGGTACTTCCGCGACTGCAATTGATACGATGGCAGTTAACGGCATTCCATCACAAACAAACAACGTCGCATTCGGTCATGGTCATGTAGAACCTATTTCTACTGCTATGAAAGAACGTAATATTCCGGCCTACGAAAACGGCGATTATATTGCGATTGGTCGTCCGACTACCTTTATGCAGTTGAAATCTGATTTGGAATCTATCCAACAGTATACTGAAACTGGTTTGGCACAGATCAAAAATGGCGAGATCGGTAGATACCGTGGTGTTCGTTTCTTGGAACAAACTCATGTTCCTGTGGGTGGCGCGGTTTCGAACTGGTCAAATGGCGTAGGCACTTTGTCTGCTTCTGGCGCAGCATTTAACCCACAAACAGGTATAGGTGCCCCTTGGACTAATGGCAAATCCGATTGGATTTTCTTCATGGGTGCCGACACTGTTGCTGAAGGTATCGCGATTCCAGAAGAAATTCGCGGTAAAATCCCTGACGACTATGGCCGTGGTCGCGGTATCGCATGGTACGCATTGGAAGGTTTCGGTATCTCCCATCCATACAGCGAGAACGTGGTCAACGGCAATCCACTTGACTGCCGTATCGTCAAATGGGATTCTTTGAACTAAATCAATAACTTAGAGACTATCTTTATGGTAGTCTCTAATTATAAACCCGAATTTTTGAAGGATATACAATATGTCATACGCAAATGCAGTCGATCTGACTTACACAAGATCAGTCGCAACCACCACAACTTCTTGGGTCATTGCCCCGCCTCCAGGCACTTCAAAATGCCGCGTAGGTGATATCAATGTCTCGGTTACTACTAACTATGTCGGTACTACTTCGCCTGCGTCTATCAGCGTAGGTGTTACGAATAACCTGTCCGTGTTAGGCACTGTAAACTTCGGCACCGCCGCTTCGCCTGCTCAGGCCGGTACAGCATTAGGTTGGGCTAACCAGTACAACAAATCAACTAATAGCAACGGTTCTTCCACGGCGAATAACCCTGTCGTTGGCTTGCTGGAATTAACAGGCGCTAATAACAATGCACTGGCTATTAACAGCAATGGTTTGTACAACAATGCTTATGAAGTGTTAGGCCCGATAACCCTTACCTTTACTGCTCCAGTAGGCTCGCCAGCCGGTGCTGCTACTGTAGACGTTACCTTAATCTGGTTCTAATAGGAGATACCATAATGGGATCATATCCAATGCGTGACGGTGTGCATGACTTCGATGCCAACACATCTAATAACAGAATTGATGACAGATCATTCCCTGACAGTGGTGTTTCTGCGGGCGTTGAATTTGGTTTGAATTCAGTTGAAAAGATTAAACTGGGTAACATTGAGCCTGAGCAAGAAACTGTTAATTCAGTTTTCAAGCAAGGGGCAAGAGAATACCCTGCCAGCGAAAGCAAAAACGGCAAATCTTTTAAATGGAAAATGTAAGTCATGGGAATCTGCATAATTTCAGTTGATAGTTATGCTCAGGAGGGGGATGAACATACCCCCTCTCATGACCCCTTGAGAGAAGGTTACATAGACTGCGGTAATCCTTTAGACCCTACAGGCGAAGCCAGATGGTTCGATGACTCTTTCGGCCCTTCATACGGTGATGGTCGTCGGTATGAGACTGAAGAAACTTACGGCATGACAAAAGTAGCTTCTAGACATAAGAGGCATAGTTAATGGCAAACGTAGATTTAAGTAGACCGTACTCGGTTACGGACCATCCCATTATTAAATTTATGCAGGATGGTATTAAGTTCGATAAATTTGGTGCCTCAATTGAAGAGGCTAAAGCTGAAACGCCTGAATTGGAGGATGCTATTCAACGTACTTTACTGGCTAAAGGTAAAGGGCGTAAAGCGGCAGATTTAGAGCCTGTAGCTGAAGTAGAACCCGTTGTAGAACCCGTTGTAGAACCCGTTGTAGAACCCGTTGTAGAACCAGTTGTAGAACCAGTTGTAGAACCAGTTGTAGAACCAGTTGTAGAACCAGTTGTAGAACCAGTTGTAGAGCCAGTTGTAGAGCAACACGATTTAGCGTAATAATTATAAAATAGGGGTTTGGTATGCAATATAC